CAGGAGCCAACCGAAGCTTTAGTCGTAATGCTAAAGGTGCCATGATATCAGAAACATCTAAAAAAGAACGCAAGCGTGAACGATAAGATGAGGATCTCATGGCAGGTGTAAAATTAGATGCAGCAACAATAAAAGGATTCGTTGGTACTTGTCTGATTAAACGTTTTGATGAAGCTTCTCAAATCCCGAAGTTCCATGAGGAAATGTGGGATCTCTGTTGTAGTGATAATAAGTTCGTTGCAATTGGTGCCCCACGGGGCCATGCTAAATCAACTAGTATCACACTTAGTTATGTATTAGCCGAGGTGCTATTCCGAAATAGACGATTTGTTCTTCTGGTCTCAGATACCGAAGCACAGGCTGCTATGTTCCTTGGTCAAATAACACAAGAACTACAAGAGAACAATGACATTATAGAACTCTTTGGAATTAAACGAGATCCGGCTACCGGGGAAGTTAAGTTTGAAAAAGATTCTCAGACAGATATTATCGTATCTTTTAATGATGGTACTAAGTTTCGGATTATAGCAAAAGGCAGTGAACAAAAACTCCGGGGTATGTTATGGGACGGAGCCCGACCAGATCTGATTGTATGTGACGATTTGGAGAACGACGAGATTGTAATGAACAAGGAACGTCGTGAGAAGTTTAAACGTTGGGTATATGGAGCATTGCTCCCATGTAGATCACAAAAAGGAGTGGTACGGATTGTAGGTACTATCCTCCACATGGATTCCTTTTTAGAGAATCTCATGCCTAGCGAAACAGATAAACAGACTGTCCATGAAGAACTAAAAACCTACACAACGCGCAAAGCGTCTCAATGGAAAACAGTCAAGTATAAAGCACACAATGCAGATTTCTCTCACATCCTTTGGCCTGAGAGACGCTCGGCAGATGAGTTCCGTGCAATACGACAAGATTATATTGATCGAGGATTATCTGATGTTTACTCGCAAGAGTATCTCAATATCCCGATTGATGAATCAAATACTTTATTCCGACGTAGTGACTTTATAACTCGTCGGGAAGAAGATAAGAAAAAGAAATTACACTATTATGTAACAGGTGACTTCGCTATCTCGGAAAGTGATAGAGCAGACTTCACAGTGATGATAGTGGGTGGTATGGATGAAGATGGTATTCTACATATTGTGAATGTTATTAGAGATCGTATGGATGGTTTGGAGATAGTAAATACTTTACTTACTCTTCAAAAGATCTACGATCCCTTTGCATTTGGTATTGAGGATATGCAAGTCTCTAAGGCGATTGGCCCTTTCTTAAACCGGGCAATGATTGAGTCGAACGTATTCCTTAATATTATTCCTCTTAAACCACATAAGACTGATAAGATTACAAGAGCCCGATCTATCCAAGCACGTATGCGGGCTGGTGCTGTTAAGTTTGATAAGTCGGCTGACTGGTATCAAACACTTGAAGATGAAATGATGAGATTCCCTCGGGATCGTCATGATGACCAAGTAGACAGTATGTCTTATCTAGGATTATTACTAGATAAAATTATTGAAGCTCCTACAAAAGAGGAGATAGAAGACGAAGAATACTATGAAGAAATGAGAGAGAGTGGATTAGATGAAGAGGGCAGATCTGAAGTCACAGGCTACTAATACCGAGTTTGAAGGCACTACCCAAGAATACACTGAACAACTCAAGCTTCAGGATATTTTAGATGCTTCTAACAATATTGCAGATTTACTTGAAGATAAGGATCTTATTGAGATTGGCAACTTAGTTGTTGATGGATATATAACTGACTTATCTTCACGAGAACCTTGGGAAAAGGATCTGGAAAGTTGGACTAAGTTGGCATTACAAGTTAGTTCTCCAAAGACATATCCTTGGCAGGGTGCAGCTAATATTAAGTTCCCACTACTTGCAACAGCAGCTATGCAGTTTGCCGCACGAGCTTATCCTACCTTAGTTCCTTCTAATGGTAAGTTAGTTAAGTGTCGTACAGTAGGTGGTGATCCTACAGGAGAGAAAGCACAACGAGCCTTCCGCATTGGTACACATATGTCTTATCAATGTCTTGATGAGATGGAAGACTGGGAAGAGGATATGGATAAACTCCTACTCTCACTACCAATTGTAGGTTGTTGCTTCAAGAAGACTTACTGGGATGCTACCAAGAAGGTTAATGCTTCTAGGTTAGTACTGCCTAAGTATCTCATAGTTAACTACTATGCTAAGTCTATCGAAGATGCTGAACGGGTTACTGAGGTTATCCAATTAAGCAAACGTAAGATCAAAGAACGAATTAATCGTAAGTTATACCGAGATATACGACTTGGAGAGCCAGTTGAATCTAGTACCTTTAAGATCTCTGTAACACAAGAAGCTACACAAAGACAAGAAGACGAACCAGATACCACACCGTATACTATCCTAGAACAACATACGTTCTTGGATCTAGATGGTGATGGATATACAGAACCTTACATTGTTACAGTAGAGGAAAATACTCGTAGTGTCCTTCGGATTGTTCCGCGCTTCGGGCCGGATACAATCGAGATGGATGAAGATGAACAGGTTGTAGCCATTGAACCTGATATCTACTACACTAAGTATTCCTTCATTCCTAATCCAGATGGTGGTTTCTACGACATAGGATTTGGTCGCTTACTTGGCCCAATCAATGAATCAGCAAACACTATCATTAATCAGTTAGTAGATGCGGGTTCTCTTAGTAATCTCCAAGCCGGGTTTATTGGTAAGGGACTTAAGATTAAGATGGGTGAGTCTAAGTTCCAGCCGGGTGAATGGAAAGCAGTTAATGCTACTGGTGATGATATTAAGAAACAGATCTTCCCATTACCTGTACGTGAACCTAGTTCAGTACTATTCCAACTTCTAGATCTTCTTCTGAAGTCTGGTAAAGAACTCGCTTCTGTCGCTGAGATCTTCGTCGGTAAAATGCCGGGACAGAATACTCCTGCTACTACAACGATGGCTACCATTGAGCAGGGTATGAAGGTATTTACCGCAGTTTATAAACGAGTATATCGTTCTCTACAAAAAGAGTTTCGTAAACTTTATAAACTAAATAGAACTTATCTTAATCCACAACAATACATATCTATCTTGGATATGGAAGTACAGCAAAGTGATTATGAAGCCCCCGAGGATGATATTATTCCCGGTGCTGATCCTACAGCTGTATCTGGACAAGAGAAACAAGCTAAAGCCCAAGCATTGATGCAGATCCTACAACTAGGTACTCTGAATCCAATGGCGGTAACACAACTTTATATTGAAGCACATGAGATTCCTCAACCGGAAAAATACATGATGCAGCCACAGCCAAAGACTGATCCAAAAGTCGAGGCTATGAAAGCTAAAGCAGAACTAGAGAAGCAAAAAGCAACTCGTGCCATTCAAATGAATGAAGCAAAGACTCAAATGGAATTAGCATCCAAGGAACAAGAGATGCAAATGAAATCAAGAGCCCAAGCACAAGACATGCAGATGAAGATGATCGAGGGTATTCTTAAAGCTAAACAAGCTGATGAGATGCACAAAGCCAGTATGCAACAGCAGATGCAACAATCACAACTTAATATGATTACATCTGCGCAACAGGCACAACAGAAGAATCAACAGATGCAAGAAGCATCAAATACTAAGCAGAAACTCTCAAAGGAGAAAAAGGTAAATGCAAATAAGCCAAAGTGATTTTAACAACTGGAAGCAGGATGAGGTAACAAAGGCTGTTATGGCTGCGGTTCAACAACGAGCAGCAGATTACGTAACAACCCTGTTAGGATTAGCGACAGATGATCTCAATCAAGTTAACTGGACAAAGGGTTATATCTTTGCTTGTCAAGAACTACTTGATATTTCATATGAAGAGGCGGGAGAGTCTAATGCTTAAGCCCGTACTACATCGTATCATACTCAAACTGGACGAAGTTGAAGAAGTTACTAAGAGCGGTATCATTATCTCAAAGGATCTAGTTAAGAAAGAGCGTAAAGCTGTTGAAACTGGAGTTGTTGTTGCAATAGGGGAGACTGCCTTTAAAGATTATGGTGGCTCCCCAGATAGCACAATTAAGATTGGGGATAAGGTACTTATCGCGCAGTACAGTGGTAAAGAAGTAAAAGATGAGGATGACCAACATTTTGTAGTGGTCAATGATGAAGACATACTTGTGATCTATAGTAAGGAATAAATAGTGAATATCGAAACTCAAGTCCCAGAGACTAGTAATACTAATGATAATAATAGCGGTGAAAATACTCAGGTAACTCAAACCGAAAGCACTAATCCATATGATAAGCAAGCCCGTGAAATGGGTTGGCGTCCAAAGGAAGAGTGGGAAGGGGAACCCGAGAAATGGCGTGATGCTAAAGAGTTTGTAGAACGTGGAGAACTCTATGGCAAGATTGATTCAGTAGGTCGTGAACTTAAAGAAACTCGTAAGGCTCTTAAGATGTTACAAGAGCATCACAGTAAAGTTCGAGAAACTGAGTTTAATCGTGCAGTAGAAGAACTAAAAGCAGCCCAAAAGAAACATCTAGAAGATGGTAATGCAGATGAATATCTTAAGGCTACGGAACTACTTACTGATATTAAGGCAGAACAAAAAGCCCGTAAGGTTGTAGAAGAAACTACGCCAAAGTCACCACCGGGTCTTGATCCACGCTTTGTGGATTGGACTAAGGAAAACTCTTGGTATGAACGTAACACTGATATGCGAGAATTTGCAGATACAATTGGTCAAGGTTATGCAATGCGTAATCCTGGAATTGATCCTGTTGAAGTTCTTAAGTATGTTAGTCGAGAAGTAAAGAAACACTATAGAGATCAATTTGAGAATCCTAATCGGAACAAGACTACTGTAGAGGGCACCGGAACACAGGGCACTGTAAAGAAGTCTGGTAGTTCAATTGAATTATCTGAAGATGAACGTAAGGTCATGAACACTTTTATTCGACAAGGTGTTATGACTAAAGAAGAATATATTGAGCAAGTAAAGTCAATGCGAGGAATTAAATAATGGCAACTAAGGCACAACGTACACAGCGTACACCACTAGCAAATCGCTCAGTCTTGGGCATAAAGGGTAAAGAGCCCGGTTATGTATATCGAATTGTGAATGATACAGGCGACCGAGTTGCCTCGTTTCAGGAACAAGGTTATGAAATTGTCACAGACAGTTCAATTACTATTGGTGATCGACGAGTTGGTAGAGCCTCGCAAGATGGTTCTCCTGTCCAAGTTGCAGTAGGTGGCGGTACAGATGGTTTCCTTATGCGAATTAAGGAAGAATTTTACCAAGAAGACCAAGCCTATAAGGAACAACGACTCAAAGAACTCGAACAATCTATGAGAAAAGAGGCTACTGATATTTCGGACTATGGAAGTCTGAAGATTAAGTAGCCTAAAACAAAAAAGGAAATATTTTTATGGCTAATGTAAGTCGCATTAACGGTTTTAAGCCCGTTAAGCACTTAAATGGCTCGCCCTATAATGGTCAAGCCAATATTTATGAGGTTCCTGCTGGTGAAGCAGTCCCAGTCTTCGTTGGAGATCTGGTAAAACTCTCTGATTCTGCTGGTACTGCTGGTTTTCCTGCTGTTGAGGCTGTTGTAGCTGCTTCTTCACAGGTCGTCTCAGTACCTGTCGTTGGTGCTGTTGTTGGTATTATCAATTCCAAGCTAGATCCTGTTGATGGTAAGATGACTGCTGGTTCTATCTCACTAGATACACCGGTTTATCGTGCTGCATCAACTAAACAGTTCGTTCTAGTTGCTGATAGTCCGGATCTTATCTTTGAAGCTGAGGCCGATGCCGCTGTCGCACTGGCTGATGTAGGTCTTAATGCTGATATTGGTGCTTCTGCCCATACTGGCCCACTGGCTACTGGTGCCTCACCTATGTATGTTTACTCAACTACGGCCCCGAGTGCTTCTGCAACTCGTCCGTTACAAATTATGGGCATTGTTAAGCGCCCAGATAATGAAGTTGCTGCCGCCTTCAACAAGGTGTTAGTTAAAATCACCACCCACGCTTATGGCAATGCCATTGCTGGTGTTTAAGGAGGATAGATAATGTCTGGTGTAATTACTTCGTCAAGCTTTGCCAAACTACTTTGGCCCGGTTTAAATTCAATTTATGGCAAGTCATATAATGACTACCCTGTAGAGTGGGATAAACTCTTTGAAAAGAATACTTCTGATCGTGCATATGAAGAAGATCTTGGTCTAAGTTCATTTGGCCTAGCCTCAGTTAAGTCTGAGGGTGCTCCGATCACTTACGATACTGAACGTCAAGGCTTCACTTCACGGTACAACCATGTTGTGTATGC